AGAGAAGGTATCACTCTCTAGGGTGAAAATGGGGAATCACTATCCAAGCGATATAGAGGTCGGAAAGAAAGCAGGGCTTCTGATTGCTGATGCATATCTATCTGAATCTAAGATTGAGAAGTGGCAAGACATCCTGCACAAGAAAAGGAAAAGCAAATCCAAAGTAAATCAAGCAGGTAACTATACCAAACCCGGTATGAGAAAGAGGATGTTTCAGAGAATTAAAGCAGGTAGCAAAGGCGGTAGAAAAGGTCAATGGTCTGCAAGAAAAGCACAGTTGCTTGCTGCAAGATACAAGAAAGCAGGTGGTGGATACCGTGACTAATTGGTTCGACTTGCTTAAGGCCAATAAGAAAAAACTTAGGCGTAGGAAAAAAAAGAAAAATCTGAAGCGTGGTCAACAGGCTCTTGTAGAATGGGGAGATGAAGATTGGGTAGACATGGGAGGAAAAGGCAAGAAAGGAAGATATGCACCTAGAGCAGTCGCTGAGTCACTAACCCCCAAACAAAGAGCCGCAGAAAACAGAAAGAAAAGAGAAGGTAGAAAGAAAGGTAAGCAACATGTTCCTAGAACAAAAGCAGGAAAAAAGGTCTACCAAAGAGTAGAGGGATTATGATGCCAATTCGTAGAGTCAAAGGAGGATACAAGTGGGGCAAGAAGGGCAAGGTCTATCGCAACCGCAAGGATGCTGAGAGACAAGCAGCCGCCGCTTATGCTTCAGGCTACAAGAAGTCAATGGATTGGTTTGATACTTTGAAAATTGATGACACCGAATCAGAGATTAGACAAATAGAAAATAGAATGCGTGAAATAGAAAGAATGAACTTTAGGTTTACCGTTAGTGATGGCAAGGATAGAATGCGTGAAATTGAAAACGCCACAAAAGAATATAATACTCTCAAAAGAAGACTCTCTAAATTAAATACAGAAATTAGCAGAAGAAGAAGAGAAGAAAGAAGAGCCTTAAGACCATTGAAAGAAGAGGCAAAAAAAGTAAAGGATGAATTCATGAACAAGAGAAATGTAGTCATACAGGAATTTCTCAAGTATGTAGACGGTTTTGGAGTAGATGATTACAAGCCACTGAATAAGATAACTGATTTAGGAACAACTACTGCTACTGGTAGAGTCTTTAGAAAGGTGTATGAAAGGGCTGCTAAGAACTCAGGAATATATGGTCATAGCAAAATAATAGACCATACAAACTACAAGGATTTTGATGTTGATAAAAAAGTGAATGATTTTAGAGATGCTCTTGAGGAAGCAAAGGAGTTTTACAAGGATGAAATCAGACAGTTACTTATGTCTAGAATAAGGAATAGGTGAGGTAAATGAATTGGTTTGACGCTCTAAAGAGAGAAAAGCATCCTGCTTTGAAGAGAGTAGGTGTGAGTGGTTTCAGCAAACCAAAGAGGACACCTAAGCATCCTACTAAATCACATGTAGTGGTTGTTAGAGATGGTAAGAAAGTTAAAACAATTAGATTTGGGCAACAAGGTGCTGATACAGTAACTGAGAAAAACCCAAAGGGAAAGAGAAAAAAGAAAAGGGCTTCGTTCAAGGCTCGTCATGCTAAGAACATCAAGCGTGGGAAGACCTCTGCTGCATATTGGGCAGATAAAGTAAAGTGGTGAAATAGATGAATTGGAGAGACACATTGAGAAAAAAATTGATTGGTGGACAGAAAAAACTTGACAAGGACAAAGATGGAGACATTGATGCAGAAGATTTCAAACAATTAAGGGAGGAAAAGAAATGACAGAAGAAAAGAAAGGAGTAAGAGAGTTGGAGAAAGAATTGGCGAATGCAAGAGCAGAGCAGTATGCTCATCATAGTAGGAGTGCTACTAAGAACAGGGATTACTCAGTCGGTGGAGTAGACAAGCAAACCACCGTTGAGAAGAAATCACCTGATAGTTCAGATATTCCTGATGCTATCCTACTTCCGAAGAGAAAGAAGCCTAGAACACCAAACAATCCTTGGGGATGATTTAGATGGATGGGTCATTCATGGACATACTTCGCAAGAAGAAGGAGTCTAGGTTTACCCGTAACAATCTAAGTGATGGAAAGAAGAAACTACTGGATTCGACACCATCCTTTGATGTTGAGTTTCCTGAGTATTCCTTTCCTGATAGCAAGGAAGAGATACCTGAAGTTATCAGAATAATGAAGGAGAAGAAGATTCCTGATAGTGAGATGGAAGACTTGGACAAGAACAACAATGATTTGATGTTAGAGGTCGTAGGACAGAAAAGAAATGACTGGATTGAGTTAATCAAGGACATAGACATATACACAATACGCCTCAAAATGAAATATGCTAGACCTAGACCATTTGAGATAAGTGAGGAAATAGAATCGTCAACAGACACTGATGATAGTCCTGCATTTCCTAGTGGTCATGCGATAGAGGCTCATGCATTAGCACGAATATTCGGAGAGAAGTATCCGAACAAGAGAAAAGAGTTGAAAGATTTAGCAGATAGAATATCACTATCTAGAATACAACTGGGTAGTCATTATCCAAGCGATATAGAAGTCGGTGAGAAAGTTGGTAAAATAATCGCTGATGCTTATCTCGACAGTGATGTTAAGAAGTCGTACATGCTACACAAACTAGACTTGGACAAGGAGAAGGTTGAGGAAAGGGTAAAACCTCTAATCGACCTGTTGAATACTTATGCTACTGAAGAAGACAAGGATATAGAGAATCCAATAATTGACGCTAAGTTAGAGGACTTTCTAGATATCTACGAGAGTAACATAAATGATGTCACTGTGCTAGTCAGAAGCCTTAGAGGTGCATCAGGTAAAGTCAAGCCCGAAAGAATGGAACAAAAGTATGGAGGCAGACTATTTCCTGCATTTGTTGAAGTATCTATGACTAGAAATAAGGAGGGCGAAATGGTAGCCGAGATAAACCCAAGAACCAAACAGCCAGTTTATAGAAT